TTGTTCTTTAGCTATTGGATACGCTCCCATTAATGATCTTCCAACAGTTGCTATTCTACCTGATTTAAATTTAGACTCAGCCGCTCTACCTGTAAGTTCTGCTTGTTGTACTCCATATAATGCGGCTAATCTTTTTTCATTACCCATTAGTTTTATTTTTTCTATATCTTTTTTAACTATTTCTTTGTTTGCTTTAAAGAATGCTCTTGATGATGCTGAGTCTGTAGTAATATTCATTGTACTTAACATAGCCCTGTTACTAGATAGTTGAGAAAAATATTTCTTTTTTCTTTCATTTTCTTGCATTTGTGTTTGTAAATATTCTCCATCAGCTTTAGCTTTATATTGTTTTGCTTGAAACTCAGCTTGTTGTTGTTGGTATCTCATAGCTTGTTTCTGTGCATTGATACTCATCATAGTACCACCAGCAATTAAACCGATCTGAGAAACAGCCGCTAATGTAGATGCTGTTCCAGCAGATGCTCCCATAGCTACAAATATAGTTGGACTACACATTAGTAATATATCTCCGAAGTTATACCTAAGATTCTAACTGGCAAAGGTGCTGATTGAGTAATTGTTAAGTTTGGTTCTAAACTATATCCTAATGTGTACACTTCTTTCTTTCCTGTAAAACTTGTTAATCCACTTGATGTATTCAATGTTGTTTCTGTTAGAACTACATCATTTGAATTTATTTGTACATTATAAGTTGAAGACAATTCTATAACACTCTTACCTATTTTTCTTGGTAATCCTGTTAATTGTCCACCTTGAATAGTTGCATCTATAGGTAATGTTTCTAAAGTAATGCTATAATCTAATCCAATATCACAAGCTGTAGTTGGTGTATCTATAATAACATTTCCACTTCCATCTACTACACCACTACCATAATAATAAATAGCACCACCCTCAGTTGATCCAGCAGTTGCAAATACAGTTTTACCTACATGAGTAGTTAATCCTGAGAATACTTTGCTAGTAACAAATTGTAATGTTGTGTTATTTGATTGAGAAACAGATGCATTAATTACTATTGTGTACTCTCCACTATTACCAGTAGCAGTTGCAGATTGTATTGTATAAATAGTTCCTGATCCTCCAAATTGGAATGTTTCTCCTTGACTAGGAGCATTAGTAAATCCATCTGCTATCATTGTAGTTGTACTAGAAATAGCACCATTTACTTTAGGTACACCATGTGGTTGATAACTTCCTGATACTGTTTTAGTTATTGTATAATCTGTAGGTACATCAAATGAAGTAGATGCTTGTTGTTCTAAACTATAATAAGGAGAACCATTAATAGTTCTTTTAACTGCTGTATATATACCATTAGTTGTACAAGCTACAGATTCATATTCTCCATCTGTATTCCATTGCATCCATCCTGCTATCTTTTCATTTCTTTGAGAAGTAAAGATTCCTATAGTACCATCTGAATTAACTATAAAATAAAACTGTTCAGTTCTATCAGCTATAGAAGTTAATTTAGCTGTATCACTTGGTGTAGATATTAAATGATTAGATAATAGAGATATACTATTAGAAGAAAATTCTTCTGCCGCCGCACTAAATAAAAACTCTCTAACTGTTTTACCATTGTTTTGTATAAAGATTGTAGCATTATCAAAGATTCTTGGTTTAGCTTTTAACTGAGAACCTAGATTAGATTGACTTATAATTCTTATATCAGTTGGTGTAATAGGTTTTGATACCTGTGGTTTTAAAAAAAACTCTCCTGTACTTGTAAGTATCTGTAATACTTTGCCTGATATTAAATGTCTTATTTCATTTACTTGATCTGACGCTATTTGTATTTGTACTGAATCAGAATCTTCTCCATCTCCTACATCAAAGTTAAAGAAGTCTGCTACCATACTAGCTTGTATTCCATCAGGTAATGCTGTTACTCCACCAAAGAATAATCTTTGTTCATGGAATGTAACTGTATTAGGAAAACCATTGATAGAAGAAAATACTTGTTCATCCCAATTTCTAGTAGGTGGATGACCTGTAATTAATACTCTTACACCACCACCATCTACAGATTCAGTTGCAGTATCAGATGATCCAGCAGTATATGTAAAATGATTATCATCAGTAACAGTTATACTAAATGTACCATTTAAATTTCCACTAGCTAAACCATTACCATCTGTATCAAATATATCTTCTGAACCTGATATAGTAATAGAAGCTCCATTTGTAAATCCATGTGCTACCATAGTAACTTCTACTGTTCCTGAACCTTGTGTAGTTTTAAAAGGATCATCATCTAGTTCTATAGAAACATCAGCTAATAGTGTTCCTGTTATAACTGTAGAAGAAGTATATCCTGTTATAAGTATTTCTGTTCCATGATATCTTACAATCATTCCAACATAAGCTGATGTCCAGTATGCTGTATTAGTAGTTAATGTTACACCAGTAGTACCTTTAGATGTATTGTTAATATCTAATGTAATATCATCATCAGCAAATTTAAAATAGGGTTGATATGTTTTTTCTCCATTGACACTTGTTTCAAAACCAAAAGCTGTTCTTGTAAATGATGTTGATCCTATTCTTTGTATTACTTGTGGTACAAAATCTTGGTGTGTAATTATCATTGTGTCGCCTGATTGCGTCATATCCATTTCAAACAAATCTGCTGTTATCCAAGGACAAGATGATAATGTTGCTACTAAAGTTCCATTAGTAGAATAAATTTTTAATGTTTGGTTTTGGAATGCAAATACATATTCTTGATTTTGATTAAAGATAAATGCTTCTAATCTACTTGCTCCACCTAAGTCTGCTCTTGCTACTGAACCACCTCTTCGTTCAATACCACCTTGGTTAATAGGAATAACATTTCTAGCTTTCTTTAATCCTTGACCATATGCTGATAAATCAACACGAGATATAATAGTAGGATCAAGTTCCCCTCTTAAAAAACTACCCTGATGTATTCTTTGTCTTGCCATAATTCATTTCTATTATGGAGAGGTTGCTGTTATATCATTTAGTGCTGTTCTATTTCTAACATTTCTAAACCTGTCCACATTTAATCTTCTTGTTGTTTGTGCTTGTCCATCAGTTGCTTTAGCTATAGCAAGTTGGGCTATTGATCTTTTATGATACAGTTCAGATAGTTGGTCGTTTCTTGCTATTGCACCAGCAAACAAAGACGCTAGCTCGAAAACTAGCGTCTGTTTGAAGTAGGGAGGAAAAATGCTTTCACTAGGTTGAAAGGTATAATCCGCTATTACAGTATCACTAGATGTAGTGTTTGTAAATAAATTTTGTCCATATCTGTCATATTTAATAACATCATCTCCTACAGTAACAGTATGTATAATGTGTGCATCATTAGGTAATGCATATGAAGAATCATATCTAGCATCAGGATTAGCTGTATTTTTACTTAGTTGTGCTTGTTTAGATGCAAATCTCCATCTACATCTTGTTAATAAATTTTCTAAAGTTGATTCGTATAATTGGTTTGCTACTTTTGATTCAGTAGTATTCTGAGTAAAACTTGAGATTGTATTTGCTCCTACTAGAACAAGTGCTTTATTACATATATCAAATTTACTATCAGCCATATTTTATATCTATATTAAATGTAGGGGGAAGTAAATCCCCCCCACATAACTATTTATTATGTACCATTGATAGTAGTAACTGTAGCCGCACCTGTTGCAGATGAAACCACAATCATATCTACAGTTCTAGTACCGCCTGTTGAACCTACAGCTATGATAACATCATTCTGTTTAAGTTCAGCAGTAGCAGTATTGAAGTAGCCACTACCTATGATTGTTCCGATTGCGTCAGCAGAATCATATAGGAAAACACTATTTGACCCACCTGCAATTTTCTTTAAGTTGCTTGATGTGTATGCCATGTTATATCTCCTATTCTGTTATTTGACATTCAATCATACCATTACCATCAATCTCTACTACTCCAAGACTCATGTATGATGTGATTAAGTTACTGACTTTTTCAGGAATGTAGTTGATCTCAGTTCTAATATCAGAACCCATAGCTACTCCGATTGCAGACTTGTGATAAGCATGACAATCTCTAGTAGTAGAAGCTTTTGATAAACCAGAATGAGTGAACCACATAAATCCAAGCCATCTCTTCGCAGTTAATCCACCAGCATATGGTAAATCACTTTCGCCTACATATTCAGCACGAGAGAATTGATCTATTTGAAGTAGATCAGCCCAACCTGCAGGAGATACTACAAAGTATCTTTGCCCATCATCAGGTACATCAGCCGCTCCAAATGACTCATAAACTGTCAATGCTTTTGCTAGAGTTAATCCAGCAGAACCATGTACAACATTACTTGCATTTGAACCAGCGTCTAATACATCAATGATTAGTTGGTCTGTTTTTCTCCCCAATGCCGCCGCCGCAGATTGAGATAGTACTTGTCTTTCGTCAATGTTAGTTTTTAGCTCGTCTAATCTATCGACATAATCTGCCGCATAGAAATCCGCTAAAGTAACATCAACAGTTGAGTGAGTGATATCCATAGTTGGAATCTGAGCGTGTCTGCTTTTTGAAACAGCACTACCAGTACCGACTTTTTGGAATCTCGCCTGACTCCCCTTTACATTATTTACTTGCCTTATTGTGTTTCTTAGCTTTGATCCCATTCTTTGGTAAGCCATGTGGACTTCAGCTTCGAACTGTTTAATAAAGGCAGTTGAAATAGATGTACTCATATTTATACTCCTTTGTTAGTCGTTGTTGTTAATTAAACAGTTGTCCGCATTAAATTAATTCGGTTGTCCATAAAGGACCGATCTCTTCTAATATGGGCTGTGTACCCTTTTTGACTACATTATGTAGTCGTTTATAGAAGTACAACACTTTTACATTTTTTACAAGCATAGGTTTAGAAAAATTATATCCTTGCCACTTTAACCATCTAATAGATTTAGTATGTTCTTCTGTTATGTAATTGGACAAATATATGTAATGTTCTTCTAAGTAATGTAGCCATTTCTTGTTTCTTTTAAGGAAATATAAATAGTTTTTATCTAATTCTGTAGAGGATAAAAACCATATTGTGCCGATTTTATTATCTATTCTTGATGGTACAGCACCAAAGATTGCGGCAACTTTGTGATCTTTTGTTAATATAGTAAAGGAATTAACATTTGGTCTGCTGTATCTAAATGGTTGTAATAATGCTTGTAGGGGATCAAGCCCCCACAAAGCTATCTCATACCTGTCTAGTGCCTTTAAGTTAGGAGCTAAAAGAAAACAATGTTCAGGTATAGTCTTTTCAACATATAACATTAACCCCTATAGAGTCTGTTAAATGCTTCATCAACTTTTGCTACATAAGATGGATCACGCTCTCTACCATCATAGTATCTTTTATCTTTCATCATAGTTCTAACATCTTCTATTGTTAGAGGTCTTTCAGGTTGTGCAACTTGCCCTGATCTTGATATGTTTTGTTTTTGAGATTCCATAATTTTTTCAAGTGCTTCTATCCCATCAACATTAGAACCCATTGTTTGAGAAACTATTTCGTATTGTTCAGGACTAAAAAATGTAGATGCCCAACTATTTACAGCATCTAATCTTGCTTCTGCATTTTCTCCTAGTTTAGTTTTCTCAGCTTCCATATCAGGTTGTTGTCCAACATAAGCATCAACATATTTATTGATACCCTCTTGATATACTTCTTGGTCATATGAATTTTCCCAACAAAAATTTCTCCACCATTCTGTCATAGGATTAGCATTAACTATATCTTCTGTTACATTCTCAGGAAGTTTAGGTAATTCATATTTCTCTATTGCTTCAGGTCTTTCTGCATTAGCTTCTTGTTTTAATTCATCAATGATAACATCTCTTAGTTCATCTTTCTTACCACCTACATATTTTTCTAAGTTAGTATAAGATTTACCAAACTCTTCTACATTGAGTTTTCCTTTTTCAGCATCCCAAAACTTCTCAGGTATATACTCAGGTCTTGGTGCTGGTTCTGTTGTAGTAGGTGCAGATGTTTCTTGTGGAACATTATTCTCTACTGGTGTTTCCTGTACTGGAGTTTGCTCCTGTACTGGTTGTGTTTGCTCTTCAGCCATTTTGATTCTCCTTTATTATGTTTTGACTTTTACCTTTATTAATTCTTCGCTGTATTAAACCTACTAAATATCTTTGACCCTCTAAATGTCTTAGAGCATGGTCTGATATTTCAGGTCCAGCGACTGAATCAATCGTTATTGATTTAAGGTATTGGAGAACTTCAGTACCTATAGTGGTACTAAACAATGTTTTAAACACATCATTTATTTTGGTTTCTTCTTCAGAACCTCTTTTAAAGTTGTCCAAACCTATCAGGGCTTTATTTTGTTCTGACATATTAAATCCTTATCATACTTTGTATAACACTTCTAGGGATAATATTTCTATCCCCAAATCCTACTTCTCCATCATCATTTTGATAGCTACTAAAGGTATGTATATCTGCTTTAGTCTTTTTAAATATATATGCTTCTGTTTTAATTATAGCTGTTTTCATATTGTCAAAGTCATTTAAATCTGTGATTGTACTATCTCCTACGATATCATTCCAAACTATTAAATATTTATAGTATTTTTCTCCACCTATATTTACTGGGCTACTCGGTTTCTTTGTACTCATCTTTTAATATCGCTTTCAAAAACCATATAGCTTTTTTAATATCTACTACTCCGCCTTTCTCTCTATGCCTTGTAATATATTTAATAGCTGTTGCATCTGCATATGGTAAGTGTCTTACATAATCATATGTTTGTAAAACTTTACCACAAGTACATTTACCTGCTTGATAATAATCAGGATTTATTTTTTGTTCATCACTCATACTAACTCTCCTATCCAGTTTCCATTTTTATCTAACACCATTGGAAGTAGTCTAGGTATTCCATTTAATATTACTCCACATCCAATAATGAATCTTGTTCTAAAGTTTTTTGCATATGAGAATGCCATAGACTTTTGATTAATTAAACATCCTACATTCATACCAAAGAATATATCATCTGGGTTAGCCCAGTAAGATATAACAAACTTTGTATGATAGTGTCCTTGTACTGCACTCATACCCATTGTTTGTGAAACTTTTAAAATGTCTGCTGATCTTCCATGTGTAAAGAAACATTTTTTTCCATTACTTAATTTTAATGTCATGTCATCTACCCACTTCCATTTTCTAGTACCTAAGAAATCTCCATAAGGTTTTAAAAATTGTTTTGACATTCCAAATCTTAATGCTCTTCTATAAACTAAACTACTATGATTAGAATCTACTTCAGTTACTTCAGGAAATATTCCCTCTAATTCTCTTATATATTCTTTTGATATATCTAATTCATGTCCTGCACTTGGTAAGTCAGGATTATGTTCGTGCATTGATATTGCATGGAAGTCTAATAAATCTCCAATGTTAATTACAGTATCAGGTTTAAATTCTTTCTTAATAGCTTTTAGAAAAGCAAAAGCATCTTTGTGATGATAAGGTATATGGAGATCACTAATTACTAAAACAGATTTATGCATATGGAAGTTATCATGTTATTGAGTTTCTTCTTCTGTTGGCTGTCCTTGTCCTTGTTGTTGTTGCATCATTTGTTGCATTTGTTGGGCGGCTTCCTGCATTTCTTCTTGTGATCTTATTAATTGTTCAGGAACACCTAATTTTTTAGCAACATATTTAGCTACCTCGTCTTGCTTAACAAGAACATTTAATAACTGTGGACCAACTCTACTTTGTACCATAGCTAAAAATCTATCTATTGTGGCAACATCTTGTTGCTGTTGTGCTTGTGCTAATGGAGAAGATGATTTAATTTTTATTTCTCTACCATTAACAACTGGTATTTTTATTCTACCTTGTTTCTTTAAAATATAAATTACTCTTTGTAATACTGGATTAACTAATTCAGCTTGTAATCTTCCGAATGCCGCTCCAATTTGTCTTGATAAGTCAGCCATTCTTTCTGCAACTTCTGTAGCTGTCATAGGTGTTTTCTCATTTGGTGTACCTAACATATCATTGTACAATGCTTTTTTAATATTAGTTCTCATATCTCTTAAAACTAAATCACTTACATTAAAGTTTCCTGCTGGTGCTATTGGTTGTAGTCCTGATGATCCAGCCGCTTTAGGAATAATAGTGCCTGGAATTAGTGCAATGTTATCTACATTAATAACTCCATCATCTTCTACTTGATACATTCCTGATATAGACATCTGTGCATTTTCTAAAATTAATTCTATAACTAAGTTAGAAGTTTTAATTGCAGGTAACGCTAATTGTAATGGACCTCTTCCATATACTTCTCCTGCTACTTTAGACCATCTATAAACAATATAAGGATTTGATCCTAAACCTTTATATGTTTCTTCAAATAATTTATGTTCATACATTTGTGAGATAACACAAAATTTATATTCATCTTCTTTTGTATTAGCATAATTTTTATAAACAATTTCTAATACATCACAATCCATATCAGGAGCTTTGTCCATATCCATTTGCATTTTTTCTGATAAGACAGCTTGTGGGTAAGCATAAGTAATATCTTTCATTTTAATTTTTCTATTTCTAAATACATGATCTACTTTGTCATCATGTCCTGCATCTAAAACTATTTGTGGTAATGGGATTGCTTTAAATTTAACTGGCTGTACTGCATCTCCCTCTTCTACTAAGAGTACACCTGTACCTACAGCACAATCTAAAAATGTTTCATGTACTTCTTGTGAGAAGTTTGAGTTCTGTAATATTTCAAAAACATATTCTGTTACTTGATCTAATTCTAAATTAACATCTTTCTGTTCATCCTTTGGTATTTCTGTACCTGCAACAAAGTCTGCCCATCTTGCATAGTTAGGAACAATACCTGATTGTAATCTACTAGCAAATTCTTGTACACCTACTACAGCAGTTTCATCAAAGATTCTGTCAGATCGTCTTCTACCTATTGACTCACTATAAAAACTTTCCCTTTGTGGTAAAGCAAATTCATAGCACTCTTCAAAAGTAGGAAGCCACATATCTTTGACTGCCTTAGCGTTGTTGTAACGAGTAATTAATCGTTTCACTCCACTCTCAGAATAGTTTTCTACTCTTTGTGGTTTTACATCTATTACCATCTATGCTCCTAAAGTATCTTTAGACATTAGATTTTGTGAAACCTCAAACCCCTGTCCGCCTCTTCTACCTGATAAAAGTGATCTTCGACCTCTTCTACCTGAGTATGCCGCAACTCTATCTTCAAATGCTTGTTGCTTATTAGCAGTTCTTTCTGCTTCTTGTTGCTTACGCATTCTTGCTCTTTGTTGCTTTACACTTTCCTCTTCTACTGGAGGTGGTGGTGGTGGCGGAGGAGATGGTTTAAATGGACCTGCACACATAACTATCTTCTCCTTTCATAAACTGATTTTGGTTTAACATCAAATACATTAAAATTCCTTTTCGCAACTACAGGTTTATTAGATTTATTACCAATAGTCAATGCTCTTCCCTCTCCTGCACCTAACAGTAAATATTGTAAAGCATCATGGACATGAGAAAATCTATTCTTATTTGGTTTTTCATCATATCTTTCTCCTGATACTTGGAGTCTTCTATAGTGATAACCACCAGTAAAACCTTTAATTAAGTTATTACATTTACGATCTACAATCATTCCTGATTCTCCATCTACCATTCTATTTAATACAGATGATACTGATTCTAATCTAAGAGTTACATCATTGGATGGAGCTGGTCTTGCAAATAATCCTTTACCACGCATGATTTGAAAGGGTGTACTTTCATCTGTTTGTACTCTATGATCCCCTGCTGGATCGCCAAAAATTACAAATTCTCTTGGTAAGTATTGTGCCATAACTTGTTTCATTAAATCAGCAAACTTTACTATACCCATATCTTCTGCAACTAATTCATCAAACACTACCCATCTATTTCTTATTCGTTGTGCAAATACACAAGCAGGTGTTAATCCAAAATCTATTCCACAAAATATAGGAACACCATCTGCTATAGCTATATCTCCTTTAGCAACATGGACTTGTTCTTTAAATGATTCATAAACTGGTTTGCCATCTTCTATCTGTCCTAATTTATTTAATATATAAACATCAATCCAAGATTTAGTTTTACCTCTTATAATATTACTATAATAATTTGGAGTTAGGTTTTGTTTGTTCTCCATAAGTTTATTATTTTCATATCCCTCTATCTCATTTTCTTTATTTTTAATTTCTAACATAGCAGGTGGTTGATTATAGAAAGACCAGTTATCAGGTTTAACTAACATCTTAGCTTCTTGTTTAGTTATGTAATCAGGAATAATTGTTTCTCCTGCCATAATAGACCACCAATGATCTGTATCAGGTGGGTTAGTATCTGCTATAACACCATACCAGCTTGGTCCACCATCTCTCATAGATGGATATCTTCCTACCCTCATTGAACAAGCATCTACAATAGACTTAGGTATTTCTCTTGCTTCATTAATCCAAACACCTGTAAGTTCTAATGATAATAATTTTTTTACATCTTCAGGTCTATCAAGTGCTAAGAATATAACTTCAAGTTCTATATCTCCTTTTTTAATATTATGAGTATATGGAACACTCCATGCAAATCTTCCCCACTCTTCTTCAGGAAACCAATCAAGCCAAGTTTTAATTGTTGTTGTTTTTAATTGTGGGTTTGTATTTCTTATGACAGCCCATCTTGATTTTCTTTTTCCATCTTCAGATGGTTCTTGCATTAATGCTCTTCTAATAACTTCTATACAACAAGCAACAGATTTACCGCTACCTACTGGACCACGCAGTCCTCTAAGAAAGCTACTGTCTTTTAAAAAATTTTTAAGGGTTGCCCCATCAGGTTTATAATTTAGTGATCCCATAATCTACCGCTAATTTAATTAGTTTCTCTCTTGCATTATCTGAAAGAGATTCAATTATTCTATCTGCTTCTGTGTCATTTACATGGGATGATGGATAGTGTTTCATATGTTGAGTTCTAACTACCTTTCTAAGTATCTGCAAATCTTTTATAGCAACCTTAGTGAAGATACTCATGGTGCTTGATTCATTATCTGTTCTTTAGCCATCTTAGTTGCTTCTTCTTCTGAATGACCTTTTAACATTTTAAACTCTACATATTCTTTTATTCTTTTAGCTGTGTATTCTTGTTTAGCTTTCTTCTCGTTC